GATTTAGCTTTAGATGCAGCAATGTTAATACGATCTACACCTTCTTGCCAGCCTTTGTTGTAACCGACAAGCTCGTGTGCATCCATACCGCTAGTAAGTTCTAGCTCTTGCATATAAGACTCAACGTGATTAAGTCTAGCTACATCGTCTTGCAGAGTGAAGGAATCCATTGATGCTTCTGCTTCAGCTATCAACCTCTTACCTCTCTCGTACCCTACAGCCGATCTAACTCTTGTTTGGAAACGTAAAGGTAAACTAGAAAAGGTCTCTGAAGTATAAGGTGAATTACCATTACGCTGCTCTTCTATTTCAGCCGCAGTAATGTTTGCTAAATCTTCTTGTATTAATTTTACACGTTGTTCACTTTCTTTTGCTTTAGAATCGAGGAAAGTTCCACCTAGTGAAGCAAGAGACTCAAGAGCCTTAGCTGTTTGCATCTTACCACTACGGGCAAGCTTCTGCTCTGCTGTTTCAGATTTTACAAACGTATCTACTTGCTGTGCGCTCTTCTCGTATTGTTTGGTTTGGACAGAACGAGCAAAGTCAACTGTTTCTGCTAATGATTTACTCATGGTTTTTTCTCCGCTGCTTTATTCGCCCTGATGGTTGAGAGACTGGATTGAGCCGAGATACCTACTTGAGCACCTTGTGCAGTAGACCCTAATATAGTACCTAAGCCTACACCGCCTCCTTGTGATACAGAGTTGATTCTTGAGGTATGTGTTGACTGTGCCCCTAATCTAGACTCGTTCATCTGTGCCAATTCTCTTCCTAGGTTTTGCGTTACCATTGTATTAGCTTCTAAACCTTTTCTCACAATACCTTCTTGGAAAGCCAGTGTACTGTTACCTTGTGCTCCTGACTCACCGCCAGCGACTACAGCTCTTGCTAGTAGTTCACGGGATTGTATATCATTAGCTACTTGTTCTTGAGCAGCAGCCTCTTGTGCTTGAGCCTCCTGCAAGTTAATTTGTCTATCGGCATCCATCTTAGCTTGATTAGATGACCTTACGTTTTCTTCGTATGCTGCATCTTGTGCATCGCTGGCTTCTTGTGCCGCCATAATACCACTAGCTGCGCTCATTATTCCAAGTGTAATTGATACTGGTTCACACATTTTCTTTTATCCTCACAAATTGGTAGAAAGGTTCTTTTCCTACTCCGTATTCTTCTATTAAATCAATAAACTGGAAGCCGAGTGATTTTAACCATCTCTTCGACACTGTATTATCAGCGTGTACGTAGTTAAGCAGGAGCGGGTAATCATTGTTAATCTTTTTTACCCACTCTATTGCTTGTGGTATAAATTCTTTCTTAGTGTCTATTAACTTGTCTGTCCCTAGTAACCAAGGACTGCCAAAGGCTTTACAATCTGCCACGCCAAACATTCCCACAATACTTCCATCTTCATGGATAACAGAGTGACATTCTCTGGAAGCTTTGAAGCTCTCCTGAAGTGACCTTAAAGGGTTCAGCCCATTACTAGCCATAACTTCGTTAGCGTCTTGTTCTCTCATAAAGGAAGCCATCTCTCGACAGTCTCCCCAGTTTGCGGGTCTGTAGTGGTGTGTCATATTTATAGTCTCTGGTTTCTTAGAACGACATACCCCTCCCACTCTGCACTTTGGAACGTGCTAGGAAGGTGTGAATCGTTAGTTATTGTTATGGCTGTCTTTGTTGCCTGTGCTTGCACCCCAACTTGGAATGATCCGTCATCAATAATAGCAGCCTGATCTAAAAGGTTGTGTTGGTTATCTAATACACGCCCTGTGAAGTGTGAGGTAATTGGAGACCTACCTACGGAGTCTACAGTAACGTCAAAGTGTCCAGTGTCATTATAGTTAAACGACAGCTTCTTTAACTGGAATCGGGCAAGCTGTGTTGGGTCACCTTGTTTTGGTTTAAACACTTGCTCTGACATTTGATACTTAAATGTATAAGGCACGCCAATGATTAGGGTTTTGCCATTAGCGGTTGCCTCGTAGCCAGATAGCCACGGATCACCAGTAGTGACAAAATTCTTAGCACCAGTTGAATAAAGTACTTCGTGTCTTTGACCTGATTCATCAATAGCTATATATTTCATAAGTCCTGAATAACCACCTATAGAACCGCTTATTGGTGTGCCTGTGAAAGGTATTTCTAAAGATGAAGATTGCGAATAATTATCTCTTGTTACTGTTATCTGTCTGTCTAATAAGACTTCAGTGTGGTCATATTTGACATCGACTGCTTCATAACTACCGTCTTCAAATGTAAAATACATTAAATTGTTGGTAAAGTATATGTGGGCTATGTCTTCTGTAAATATCCACTTAGACCAAGAACTTTGTAGCCGCTCCTCTGAGGAGTTGTACCACTTATAAATATAACACTCCTTCTTGTTACTAGAAGTAAGGCAAGCGAGCATATCTTCATTAGCAGACGAATCAAATTGTCTTATATTTCCTTCAAGGTATGTGGGAACGTGTGATGTGATAGACGTAGCGTCTCTTACTTCTGTTGTTTCTCTTGTGAAGAACTCTCTTACTCCTGCATAGCCACCTGACTTAGTAGCAAAGAATACACTGTTACCAGCACCCACTGGTGGGGCGGTTAGATCACACTCATACTTCGTTGATTGATCTACTGTTACTTCCGCTGGTGTTAGTAACTGGGAAGCAGATAGAGTAAACTGGTTGAGGTTTGAGAATAACAACAAGTTATCCTGAATAGGTACAGCAGCTTTAAGCTCAGACACTTCGTTCTGGCTGACTGCTACATCAATAGGATCAGAGTCAAGTAGTGTACGCACTGTTGTGCGCCAGAAGTTGTAGTAACCACTGGCTTCACTAAAGATGACATTCTCTCCTGCAAGAACACCTAAGCGGTTTCTGTGGAAGAATATGTCTTGTATCTTTTGCCCAACAAAACTTGGAGCTGGGTTAGTGTTATCATCTCCAGCCTGTCTGTGCGCCCATGTTTGTCCGTTATTGTCACTAGCTTGACTAAAGGTAAAACTACCATCCTCTAACTGTCTCAACGTGTGAGGCATAGTTGTTAGGTTATAATAATTATGTAAATTGCTGGCTACAGTTTCTTTCCAATAACCTGAGCCAGCAGCTCCTTTAAAGACAACGTGGAAGTCATCTTCCTTCTTTTGGTTATCTCCTACAACACCTATTCTAAATCCTTCATGACATTGATTGGGTAGGTCTGTAAATGATTTGGCATTGTTATTAAAAGCTTTTAGATTTACACCGCCATCATCATCTGTGGCAGAAATATTAAAATCTTTCATGTCCCCATTATTGGGGCAAGTGACGATAAAGAAAGGCTCATCAGCGGATACTTGCGGTTCAATGTACCCTTTTCCTATGGCATTGACATATTGTATAATAGAAGCTGCTTCACGATGCCAGTAATATTTACCACCTCTTCCTATCGTTCCTCTTGTTCTTCTTTCAAAAACATAAGAAGGTAGAATAACGTTACCACCGCTTGCAGTCCAACCGTTACCGTTTAAAGTACCATCATCGTAAGGTATAGTGCTGCCATCAACAACAACAGCGATTAAAGAAGTGTTAGTGAAAGTTATGCTAGAATGGGTAACAATCAACGTACGATCATCGGTAGTTAGTCCAACTGTGCTGTAACCGCTTTCAGCTCCACTGTAAGGTAAATAATCCTGTCGGTGATCCGATGTACCTAGGTTATTAGTGTTGTTGGTATTTTCAAAATGTGTTTTTAGGTCTTGGATTACGTTACTAACTTTTAAGTCATTTTCATTATTTTCAGAAGTACCGTCAGCAACAGCAGTTATTGATTGAACTGTAAGTGCTTCAGCCGAAGCTATAACAGGGTCTCCGTTACTATCTACCTCTGATAATGATGTTAACTTTACTGTATAATCTCTACCGTAGTTGACAGATTTTAGATAGACTAAAGCTTGATTAACATCAGAGGCGGGTGTCTTTACATCGGACATCTCTACTGTTTTGTTTTTATTAACAATAAACGTAGCATCAGCAACAGAGGTAGTTGTTAAATCAGTAGGTTTCCAAACTGGTGCGCCAGTATCATTCGTGAAGTAAGCGTTTGCGCTTGTGCTGTCTGTATTATGAGCAATCCAAGTACCGTTTGCTAACCAACTACCATGACCTGATTGATATCGTAGGTTACCAGCGATGTCGTAAACGTGTACCTTCTTGTCGCTTGAGATAACAACATGATATTGCTCATCATCGCTTCTCTTGTATGTATGAAAGTACGCAGTATCTAATCCTGTTAAATCTACGTAGTCATTCCTAGAGCTTAGAGAGGTTTCAACAGAGCTTGAACTTCCGCTGATACATTTTAACTGTTTTAAAAACTTTGTAGGTGGGCGTTTCTTAAGACCATCAACCACATCCGAGAAACCGTTTTCCTGTACTTCTCCCTGACTCTCTAATCGCAGAGCTGCGGGTTGTTGACTAACCCCGTTAATGAGGTTGGGTATGCTTTTAGAAACTAAAGCCATTTAGATCACCTTGTGTCCGATTGAACGATCAAGAACACTATACGTGCTGCCATCGTCAAATATGTTATAGTCCCCGTTCTCGCTTTCCATTTCTTTCAAAGCGAATAGGGCTTGTTGCTCGTCAGCTCTGTTCATGGCTGAGAGGTTATCACTACCGACTACTCTTTCTTGGAATAATCGTGCAGCTTTAATTGTGATGTATCGTCTTGCTACTTCTGGTATTTCTGTGAAGTCTAGCATATAGACAATATCTAGTTTTAAATCTTTATTGATGATGTCTGTGTGTTGTACTTTGTCGTACATGAACAGACCACGTTGTACGTATTCATTCTTGTTGCTTCTGTACTTATTTACTGAACTAGCTAGGTCAGCTCGCAAGGTGTTGTCGGCTAGTTTCACTTTACCATCTAAATCTTTACCTACTACTACATCTGGCTCACTGTTGAAGTTCCAGCCGAATGACTGAACATCTCTTGAAACTTCATTGAGTACAGTCTCAGCCGTTTCAGCATCAACTAAACCAGAGTCTAAGCTGTTGACTGGTGCTTCGCCAATGGTCGAAAGCATAGAGTTTACAGCCTGAAGCTGTGTTGTTGGAGTTGTCATAGTTACCTCAATGAAAAAATAAAGAGGAACACCCCCCGAAGGAGGTGCTCTCATAAAATGTTACTATACTAAAGCGATAGCAGCTTTGTTGCGTAGAACATTGTGTCCCATTGCATACTTAGCAACCATCAAAGTACCTTGACGTTCAATCTGATATTCCGATTCTACGCCTAGGTCGAGTAATTTCACCGTTGCCGCAGCATCTTTAGTGAATACCAAGCCTTTAAGACCAGCCTCACCAGCAGCGTAAGCGCCCAAAGCTGAACCACCATTTGCTTGAGAGATTCGTGTAGGAGTAGCATCACCAGATACACTTTTAGGTAGGTGGTTGGACATAAGAATCTTAACACCGCCTACTGTTGGTACGTTACCGCCAGAAACACTACCGTTACCGCCAACGTCACGGTTCATAGCTGTAGTGTCAGTGCCTAGTAGTGCGTAATAAGTAGCTGGGTCTAGTACGCAGAACTTCTCACCAGTTACATCTTGAGTGTCAAACAGCTCAAGAGATTTGATGATACCGTCTACAACGCCTTGACCGCCAGAGCCTAGTTCTAGTTTACCAGGATTTTCTACTTCTGAGCCACTAGAACCAGTTTGTTTCCATACACCGTCACTAGCAGCCCACTGAGCTGTTTGGTCAGCAGTGCCAGCACCAGTTGCAGCATCATAGATTGTAGAGAAGATGTTTCGGTCAGCAGCGTTAGCTAGAGCATTACCCATCTCTGATGAGTAGATAGAACGTACATCGTAGTGGTTCATCGCTTCGTCAATTTTAGGTACGAAGGTTGAGCTTACGAGCAAGTCATCTACTGTTACAGTGATTTCGCTTGCGTCTACTTCTCCACCATAAATGGTGTCACCAGCTTTGTGGTAGGCTGCTGATGCAGTACCAATGCTAGGGAATTGAGCAGACTTACCGTTTGAGATAGTTCGTACTCTGTGTAGAGGCATTGCAATGTTGCGCTCTTCAAATGATGTTAATACTTCACCAGCAAACTGCTTGAGAAAGAGTTCTCTGCTTGATTTGTTTGCGGCAGCAGTAATGTCGTTGTTAATCGAACCTAATCGGGATACACTTCCTGTATCACTTCCTGAGTTCCATGCCATTGTAATATACCTTTTGTTAAATGTTTAAATGAATGTTTAATGTTTAGTCACTTAGCACTTAATCTTTCCGCTTAGATTGTCCCCGCAGGGGTCAAAGGTAATTAATCTTGTGTTCCGTTACTTTTAAAAAAGCCCTCCGAAGAGGGCATAAAGAGACTATTGTACGTTGCTACGACCTAACTTAGCCGTAACAGACTGACGGTATGCTGGATCACTCCTGTATCGAGGGTCTCTCATAGCTTGAGTCACTTCTGACCAAGAGCCATAAGTACCGCCTGAAGAGGGCGCAGATTGTCCAGACAATAATGCTGGGTCAGTCCCTTCGGCAGCTTGATACTTTGAACGTAATCCTTCTACAGCCAGCTTAACCATATCAATATCTCCTGAGTCTACTGCTCGATCATAGGCGGCAATCTCAGGTTGACTGAGGTTTTCGCTTGCCCATGTTGTCATCTCGCCATAAGACTCTTCTCCTCCAACTATGTTGTGGACGGAGCTTTGGTAATCGTTGTTTAGAGACTCTTGTCCTGCTATCCAACTGTCTACCAAATTCTGGGGGAAACCAGCATCAGCTAACTTAGTGTAAGCATCCTCTGATAATCCACCTTGATTATACTCTTCTTGTAGTGAAGTAAAATCAACACCAGCTTTCTCTACTGCTTGTTGCACCTCACTACCAGAAGGTTGTTCTTCTGTTGTTTCTTCGGGAGCAACTTCAGGCTCTTCTGCATCATTTGCAGTTTGCCCTTCTCCCATTTTTTTCTCCAAATTTGAATAGGCACTTGCCATATCTTCAGGAGTCTTAAATTTTTCTGGCAACCAGTCAGGACGTTCCTCTTTATTAGGATCGTTGTTCGCCTCTAACTGCTCACCTTTGGCAATCATAGCATCTACGTGCTCTTGTGATTCGCCT